ATTTCCGATGACGTTGGACGAGATCGGAAATGCGCTGAAGATGCCGATTTGGAAAGAGACAAAGAGCGCCCATAAAGACCTGTATACCGGCTGGGTGCTGGCGTATGACATTCAAAAGGGCTTGGGAATCACGGGAACGCGGCTCGGGATGTCTGAGCCATCCGGGCGCGTTGTATGGTACAAGCTGGACGACTATGGCAAGACATGGCGCTGCTGGACATCCCGTCCGACGGACGAGCAGATGAAGGAGGCGAAGTGGGATGACGCGTGAAGAGTTCATGGCCCGTGCGAGGGATAAAGCGGACGAAATCCAAGACGCCATACTGAAGCTGGCCGCGCAGGCATGGGCTGAAGGCGTGAGGAATGAGAGGAACAGAGCCGGGCGAGTGGTGAAGGTAGCCCACTGGGTGCCGGTACCTGGACGCCGCAACCACTGGAAATGCTCAGCCTGCGGCAACGGCTGGGGCGTCCCGGCGATGGCGATGCACTACTGCCCGGATTGTGGGGCGGAGATGGAGGCAGACGATGAGTAAAACCGTAACCCTGACCCTGACAGAGGAACACGCGCAGACCGTGCATGACGCCTGCGAAATGCTGATGAGCATGAAGCTGGGGCAGACGGCCATGCCGACCGAATTTATGATGGGCAGGCCAATGAACTCGCACGACATAGCTGAGATCAAACATCGCTGCGACGTGATGATAGTTGCGAAACAGGCGCTGAGTACATTCCTGTGGGTCACGGGATATAAGGAAGGCAAGCCGAAAGATAAGACCGATCAGATGGCCTACGAGATCTGGGTCACGATCAGGCACGCGCTGTGGGAACACGACCACCCGCGCGCGGACGGCTGGAGCACCGCCGCACAGGAACCGCTCAGCGAGAGCGGACTGGACATGCCGAAGTGTGAGGTGAAGGACGATGCGGAACGATGACCTGATTTCAAGGGACGCGCTGATAATGGCAATTCGAGACGCACATATAATATCGGGGACGTCAATGGCGATTATGCTGGACATCGTCAAGAAAGCCCCGACTGTCGGCGGATGGATCAGCGTCGAGGATGAGTTGCCGCGCGGCATAACAAACAAAGTGCTTGTGTGGCTCGAACATGAAGAATTGGTGGGCTACATCGGGTTTGGGCATTACGAAAAATACAAGGGGCAGGAGATTTGGTTTGATCTTGAAAATAATGATGCTTTCTCAGCCCGGGGTTATAAGGTCACATACTGGATGCCCCTGCCCGCGCCGCCGAGGGAGGACGCGCCGGATGATTAAGGACACAAATCCAGACCACTACAAAGTAGACGGTGCCAATTTCATCGAATACATGGACGATCCGAAAATCAGCGGGTTTGGCGATTGGATGTTTGCGAACGGTTACAATTCTGGCGTGTGGGCAAGTAGTAATTGGATATCGGTCAAGGAAATGATGCCAGCGGAAACGCATTCGATATTCTTTCCGTGGTATGGAAAGAAGGAATGGTCAAAGTCCATGTGGCGTGAACAGTCTGATAAAGTGCTGATGACGGTGACGTTTAAGGATGGCTCAAGGATAGTCACGACAGGCGAAACGCATGACGGAGTTTGGAATACAGCCATCAGCAGGGCACTTGAGCCTGTTGTCACGCACTGGATGCCCCTGCCAGAGCCGCCGAAGGATGAGGTGGACGATGACTAAACTCGGATACTGGAAACGGCTGCGGGACGGGATGGACGGGATAACGCCTGGTGGCGCACCGCTCTGGGTGTGCGGCGGGTGCGGGGAAAGCGCACACTTACACGGCATCGAATACCCGAAGCGCAAGATGATCTGCGACGGGTGCGGGCGCATCAACATATACCCGGGCGAAACTGCCTATGAGTACAAGTCAAGTCTGTGGGAGGATGACGACGATGACTGTGAGTGAAGCGTTTCGTCAACTCGACTGGTATTTCTCGGCTGATGACGGCAGCGCGGCGGAAGAAAAAACGAAGCTCGCCTATAGAGTGCTGAAGGAATGTGCCGGACAGATGGCCGGGCTAAAAAAGGTGGAAGCAAGGCATAAAATCCGCTACATGTCAATCACACCGCACATCTACATCAGGATGCTCGACGGCGAAACGAAGGAACAGTGCGAGGACAGGCTGGTCGAGCGCATAGACCCGGACGGGAGCGCGATCATCGGATGGGATGAAAGCAAGGTCGAAATCGACGAGGAGGAGATCAACGATGCCCGAGATTAAGCAAGGAACCTGCCCGTTTTGTGAGCGACACGACCAGACGCTATTCCTCACGTTTGGCCAGCACGATGGGTGCTTGTGGTTCGGCTGGATATGCGGTGAGTGCCTGAAGGTGGCAAGAGGGGTGGTGAGCGCTGATGCGCGTTGACGTTGAATACCGCCCGTACAAATACTCGATATGGCTCAAACGCGGAAATACCTGCTATGCCGCCAAATGGTACGGGCTCGGGCGGATACGCAAGAGGGCTCTGCTTGAGGCCATGATGCGCCAGCATATCTGGTATCACGCGCCGTGGCTCTGGGACTGACTTTAGCTCAAAAGGAGGCAAACCATGACACCTGACATCAACAAGGTTCGCGTGGGGCTTCGACACTGCATGGAGCCGGGCCTCTGCTACGACTGCCCATACCTTGAGCGCCCTGACGGCCGGCAGGGTTGCGATATGTACGAGGAGGCGCTGGCGCTGCTGGATGAACTGGAGGCGGCCCGGGCTACACTGGCCGAGATTGACAAGTACGTAAGGGAACTGAAGGAGGCGGTTAAACCGTGACTTTCGGCGAACGACTGCTTCTTGCCATCAGGCGGCGCGGTATCACACAATCGCAGTTGGCAACTATGAGCGGCATCAACGATTACTCGATCAGCCAGTACGTGCACGACAAGCAAGGGCCGAACGCCGACAACCTCGTCAGACTCGCCGAGGCGCTGGAAGTGCCGCCCGACTGGTTGTACCTGGGCCGTCACATCAAAACGCGCCAGCTGAGGGATGATGGCCATGAAGAATGACCCGCCCTGCCACCACTGCGAGGAACGCTACCTCGGCTGTCAGGGCAAGTGCGAGAAGTATCTTGCTTTTCACGAATGGCGTATGCAGATGCTTGCGGAGAAACGCAAACACAATCAGGCCATCGGCGATATGATCGAGATCATGCGCGACAACTGGAAGAAGAAACGAGGACACCTATGAGAAAGCAACCACGATACGACAAGATCATGGCCGCGCTGGATGGCGGCGAACCATACAGCGAGATCAGCAAGCGCTTCAGGATGACGGCGCGCGACGTGTGGGTGTACGATCACGTCCTGACGCGCGGCCACCCGCGGGAGAAAGCGCCAAAGCAGACGGCAAAACCGGAATATTATAAGCAGAAAAAGTTCGTATTCAGCGAGGAAGTTTTGGCCGAGGCTGACGTCCGGCACAAGGCGGGAGAAACGATAATCAAGATCGCGGAGAGCCTGAACACATCAGATACCACGCTCGCGAGAGCAATGAAAGACGCTGGATATGACACGGCCAGCATAAAGACGCCGGGCGAAGTAAAGCGCCAGATCGTGGAGGATTTCCTGGGCGGGTTGAACTTCGTCAGGCTGAAGGCCAAGTACCACATGTGCTCAGAAACTTTGCGACAATACATCAGGGGAGTGATCGGAGTTGCCCGATTCGAGGAAGCCAAGCGACGGCACTACCGCGCTGGACAGGCACGAAAAGCGGCTGAACGAGACAGGGAGGGAAAAATAAATGAAGATCAAGCTTGATGATGGCGCATTCGTACCGGTGCGGGCGCACAGGGAGGACGCGGGACTGGACATCCGCGCGAAGTGCGAGGCCGTGGTGCCGGCGCGCGGCTCGATGGTATTTTACACGGGCGTGCATGTGGAGCTGCCGGCGGGGTGTGCGGGATTACTCGTGAGCAAGAGCGGGCTACACGTGCGGCACGACGTGACATCGACGGGCCTGATCGATCCCGGCTATACAGGAGAGATCGTCGTGAAACTGTTCAATCACGGCGACGAGGATTACCTCGTGCGCGCGGGCGACAAGATCACCCAGTTGGTGGTATTTCCCATTTGGCATGATCCGGTGATCGAGCTAGTCGACGAGATCCGCGGCAGCCAGCGCGGGGACAATGGGTTCGGGTCGAGCGGGAGGTGAGCGATTGACGGCAAAGGAATTTTTGAGTCAGGCATATCGACTTGACAAGCGCATCGAACGGCGAACCGAGGAAATAGCCCGTATACGTTCACGGCTGGAGAAAGCAACGGCCCAGCTCACGGGGATGCCGCGCGGAGGTGGAAGCGGAGACTGGACGGACACCTCGATTAAAGTGCTGGAATATGAAGCGGCGGTCAGGGCCGAGATAAACGAGCTGTGCATGGTGAAGCGCCTGATTCGCGAGGCGATTGACGCGGTCGAGGACGCGCGATACAGAGAGCTGCTCGAACTGCGATATATCGTGGGCATGCGCTGGGAGAAAATAGCCGTCGAAATGAACTACAGCTATGACAGAGTGCGGCACATGCACGGGCGAGCACTACAGGCTGTGAAGGTGCCGCAAATCGACACACAATAGCACATCGAACTATGATATAGTATATGCAGTCAAAGAGCGACCACGAGGGAGTGGCCGCTCTATTTTCGTGGGAGGGTTGATGCCCCATCATGGCGTATGGTGGGAGCGCGGGGCATCGTTGAGAGTATGAACCAGATGAAGATCGAATATCTGCCGGTGGCGAGCCTGCATCCATATGAGCGCAACGCGAAGCAGCACCCGGACGATCAGGTCGAACACATCGCGAACAGCATCCGCGAGTTCGGGTTCCGTCAGCCGATTGTGGTTGACGCGGACAACGTGGTAGTCATCGGTCACGGGCGACTGATGGCCGCAGAGAAGCTGGGACTGGATGCCGTGCCGGTGGTCAGGGCAGACGATCTGAGCGAGGCGCAGATCAAGGCGTTGAGGCTGGCAGACAACAAAACAAATGAGTCTGAGTGGGACTTCAGCGCACTCGAATCTGAGCTTGACGATCTGGCAGATGAGTTTGATATGACGGACTTCGGGTTCGACGAATCAGGCGAAACAGACGAAACGCCGCAGGAAGCACAAGAGGACGATTTCGATGTAGACGCGCTAGTAGAGGCGAAAGCGAAGCTGGGCGATATATACCAGATGGGGCAGCATCGCTTGATTTGCGGAGATTCTACGGATGTTGCGGTTATTGATAGGCTTATGGATGGGGTAAAGGCTGATATGCTTTTTACATCTCCACCATATTCGGATATGCGAGAATATAATGGCGGTAAAGATTTGTCCGTATCAAATATTTCCAAATTTATTGGTGCTTATAGGCCCTATACAGATTATCAATGCGTTAACCTCGGAATACAGAGAAAAGACCACGAAATAGTGCAATATTGGGATGAGTATATTGCCAAAGCAAAAGAATGCGGATATAAACTCCTTGCGTGGAATGTCTGGGATAAAATGGAGTGCGGTTCGATTGGTCAACAAAGTGCTTTTTTCCCAATTCGGCACGAATGGATATTTGTGTTCGGAACAGATTTTTATGAAATTAACCGAACAAAACAAAAGAAAACTCAACCAACAAGAGCAAAAGAAAGCACAACGAGAAGGCAAAAGGACGGGAGTTTGAGCAAAAGCACGCGGGGTGACCAAAGCCATTTTCTGAAACAAATGGAAAGCGTGATACAAATAACTCCCGTTAAAGTACACGACATTGACCATCCTGCTCCTTTTCCAGTTGATTTGCCCGCTGAATATATAAAAGCAATGACAAATGAAGGCGATTCTGTAATAGAGCCATTCGGTGGTAGTGGTAGCACACTAATAGCCTGTGAGCAGTTAAACAGAAAATGCTATATATGTGAGCTTGATCCGCATTACGTTGATGTCATCATCGCGCGATGGGAACAATTCACAGGCCAGAAGGCCGTTTTTCTGAATAGATGAAGGGGTGATTCACCATTGCGAAAGGCAAGTATGAGGAGTGGCTGACCCCTGACGGTCTGCTCCGCATCGAGGGATGGGCGCGGGACGGGCTGACCGACGAGCAGATCGCGCACAATATGGGCGTATCTTATTCGACGCTGTGCGAGTGGAAAGACCACCGTTTCCCGGAAATTCTGGAAGCCTTAAAAAAGGGCAAGGCTCCGGTGGACATCGAGGTCGAGAACGCGCTTTTCAAACGTGCGACCGGGTACACCGTCACGATCAAAAAGCCGATCAAGGTCAAGACGAAGCGACAGCTCAAGGATAAAGGCACGATAGAGGAAGAGCATATCGAGTTCGTCGAGGAAGAGATTTACATCGCACCCGATACGACCGCGCAGATTTACTGGCTCAAGAATCGCAGACCTGATAAGTGGCGCGACAAGCCGCAGACAGGCGCGGTCGATACCGACGACCCGCTCATGGCGATGCTCAAGAGGTGGGACGATGCAAGCTCCGGGCAGTAAGAAACAGCTTGAGTTCTGGGCGAATTGCAATCACCGATGGAACGTCAAGACGGGCGCAACGCGTAGCGGCAAGACCTACATGGACTACAGCCTAATACCTCGGCGGCTTTTAGCGGTCGCGGGGCGTGAGGGTCTGAACGTCATTCTGGGCAACACGCGCGAGACCGTGCGGCGAAACGTCATCCTGCCAATGACGACAATTTACGGTCCGGACAGGATCAGCAACATTCGCACGGACAACAGCTGCACCATGTTCGGCCAGCAGGTTTTTATCCTGGGCGCGGACAACGAGGCGCATGTCAATCGGCTACGCGGCGCGTCGATCAAATACTGCTATGGCGACGAGATCACGACGTGGAATCAGGGCGTGTTCGAGATGCTCAAGAGCCGCCTCGACAAACCATACTCGGTATTCGACGGCACGTGCAACCCGGACAATCCGCGCCACTGGTTCAAACAATTCCTCGACAGTGACGCCGATATATTCCAACAGGCGTACACGATAGACGATAACCCATTCCTCGACCAGACATTCGTCGACAACCTCAAGCGCGAGTACGCGGGGACGGTCCTGTATGATCGATATATCCGAGGGTTATGGGTTGCAGCCGAGGGCGCGATTTACAGACCGTTCGTCGACAACCCGGAAAAGTTCATCGTGGACGATCTGCCACAGGGCGAGACCGTCCAGCGCGTCAATATCGGCGTGGACTTCGGCGGCGGAACGTCAGCGCATGCGTTTTGCGCTGTCGGGTTTACTTCGCGGCAAAGGCTGGTCATTCTTGATGAGTATCACGAACAGCGGGCACTGGACCCGGTCACGCTCGCGGCGGCGTTCGTCGATTTCGTGCGGCGGTGCAAGGCACGGTGGATCGTCTCTGACGTATGGTGCGACAGCGCAGAGCAAACGCTCATCAACGGGCTGAGGCAGGCTGCCTCGACCGCTGGGCTTGGCGTCAATATCGGCGACGCGCGAAAACGCCCGATCAACGACCGCATAAGGGCGACATTATTGTTGATGGGTTCCGGGCGGTTCGTCATCTTGCGAGACTGCCCGCAGACGATCAGCGCATTAAAGGATGCGCTCTGGGACGGAAAACACGTCACCGAGGACGTCAGGCTGGACGACGGCTCGACGAACATTGACAGCCTCGACGCAATGGAGTACGCATTCGAGCGAGAAATACCAATCCTCATCGAGGGGTGGAGATGACATGCAATGGCTGGAAAAAATGAAAGAATGGGGGCGGCGCATAATGCAGCGTGGTGCGGCTGAAGCGGGCATCGCCCGGAGCTTCAGGACAGTTTTTGAGCTGGGCGGCGTCCCGGCTTTTTCGCAGTTTTACGAGTTCGGCATATTCGTCTGGAAATGGCTGTACCGTGGACTGTACAAGCCATGGCATATCGTCAAGGCCCCAACCATTGCCAACGCGAAGGGCGAGCGCGAATTGTTCAGGCTGAATACCGCGAAGGCGATCTGCGCGGAGCTGGCCTCGCTCGTCTGGGGCGAGGAGTGCGAAGTAAACGTCACAATGGACGGGCGAGAAAGCACCGACGAGAACCCAGACCCGCTGGGCGCGTTCGTCAATCAGGTTTTGACGGAGAACGCGTTCAGCGAAAAGATGCAGGAACTAATCGAGCAGGCCCTCGCACTGGGCGGCGCTGCGATTAAGGTCTGGCGTGAAGCTCGGCACGACGACGAGGGAAACGAGATTCCTGACACCGGCACGATCAGACTCGGATACTGTATGGCCGATCAGTTCATCCCGATTGCATGGGATAATGCCCGCGTGACCGAAGGCGTTTTCATCTCCCGCAAAGCGAAGGCCGGGTATTATTACACCCGCCTCGAGTGGCATAAATGGGACGGCACGACATACGTCGTCACGAACGAACTGTACCGGAGCGAGATGCAAAAGGGCGGCGTTCCGGGGAGTGATCAGGACATCCTCGGCGTGCGCTGGCCCCTCGCGGACATTTACCCGTATCTTGATGAAAGGACGGAGATACCGGTCGAGGACTCGCTGTTCTCGTACTTCAGGACGCCGATTGCGAACAACATCGACGACAACAGCCCGCTGGGTGTGAGCATATACGGCAACGCGCTGGAGACGCTGCACGCGCTGGATATCTGCTATGATTCGTTCGTGCGCGAGTTCAGGCTGGGCAAGAAACGGATCATCGTCCCGGCGCGGGCCGTGCGTACAATCATCGACCCGCAGACCGGCGCGCTCAGGCGGTACTTCGACGCGACAGACGAAACGTATGAGGCGCTGGCCAGCGACGACCCGAACGATCTGAAGATCACCGACAACAGCGTCGAGATCAGGGTCGAGGAGCACGTCGCCGCGCTCAACGCGTTTTTGTCCATCCTGTGCCTGCAAGTCGGCTTCAGCGCGTCAACGTTCTCATTCGACCAGCACAGCGGCGTGAAAACCGCGACCGAGGTTGTCAGCGAGAACAGCAAAACATACAAGACCATCAAGACGGTGCAGAACCAGATCAGGCCCGCAATCGAGCATATGGTGCGGAACATCATCGACATCGCGATCCTCTACGACATGGACTTCGAGGGGCAGAAAATCGCGGCGCTTGCGGCGGGCGGCTATCACGTCAATGTCGTATTCGACGATGGTGTGACGCAGGACCGGCAGACGAACATCAACGAAGGCGTGATGCTGGTCGGCGCAGGCCTACTCAGTAAATACACGTTCATGACCGATAAGAAGTACGGTCAAGGCCTGACGCCCGAGCAGGCCGAGGCAGAGCTTGAAAGGATCCGGAGCGAGGGCACCGGAAACGCCGTTGACATAACGCGCCTGTTTGGTGGGACGGGGGAGTAACAAATGAGGCCGCGTTACCTTGACGAGCTGGGCTGGGCCATTGCGGAAGTATACGAGGGCGTGACCGATAGGATAATCCTCAATCTCGCGCGATATTTCCCCTATATCAACAAGGGCAAAGAGCCGCGTGAGCTTTTCGAGTATCAGGTCCGGATGCTGGCCCAGATGGGCCAGATCAACAAAGAGACCGTCGAGATCATCGCGAGCAGTCTCGGCGGCGCAGACGCGGCATTACAGGAAGCGCTCGAAAGCGCGATCATGGACGCGCTGAAGGACGAAGAACCAGCACTTCAGCGCGCGGCAAAAGCGGGCCTGACGTCTAAGGCACCCATTGAGCCAACACTGACACCGAACCAGATGCAGGCATTCAGATCGTACTACAAGCAGAGCGCCGATAAGCTGAACCTCGTGAACACAGTCATGCTCGAATCGACGCAGGCGGCATATCAGGCCACGGTCAGCGACATCGTGAACCGCATCCAGATGACACAAAGTATTCTCAATGTTGCGGCTGGAGAGACAATCGTCGGCGTGTCGTCATGGAATCAGGCGATGCATGACGCGGTTCAAAAGATGTGCGACAACGGGCTGACCGGGTTTGTCGACCACGCCGGGCGGCACTGGTCACCTGAGGCATATGTGGCCATGGACATTCGGACGACGCTGCACAATACGGCGA